TGAAGGTAAAACCTAACTTCGTCCAAAAGGGAGAACGTGGAGTTAATTTTTTAAGCAGGTTCTACACACGCTTCGTATGGCAAGGCGACCTAAACAGTTGCTGTGACATTCGGAGACAACTTGCAAAATTCCATGTTACCAGGGCTAGCGCTGTCTCTGCACAAACCAAACTCAAAGAGAAATGCATGAGCTACGCATTGAGTGACCCTAATACTCCTATTATTGGAGCCTTTTGCCGACATGTTCTGCGCAAGCTTGATATCCATATTGAGGGTATGGACGAAGAAGCTACGCTTCTGGATGAACATGGATTTCGTTCCAGACAAAGCATCGCACTTAAGTCAGAGCAGTATCCTAATGAGGACTGTGAGTGCTTTACTGATCTTCTGCTAGAGCAGATCCCTGATGTGAATGTTGACACATTCATTGAATTCATGTATGCAGACCCAAGTTTAGAGCGATGCCTAAACGTACCACTAATAGTGCCTCTTCCCGAAGTTGCAATCCCAGCTAACTGTGTTCTTCATAATCATGAAGCTGGTGCGGAACTCGAGACTAAGGTGGTAGACCAGGAGAAACTTGACCCAGAGGTCAAGAAGAAGAGAAACCGTCGTCGAGGCGGAAAGGGGAAGAATGAGAAGGGTAAAACCAGTGGCGCTGCTCAAGCGCCCAATAAGAGTACGGCTCCGAAGGCTAATAAACAGCCTAAGGCAGCTGGAAAGAAATGAGAAACCACTTGGCCAGTGGTGCTGGTAAAACCACTTTTCGCAAATTACCAAACTTACACGCATACAATATGCCCCCTAAACCTAGAGCTAAACCTCAACAATCCAAGAATAAAGTAAGGAAAACCCGCTATCGCGATCTTGACTTCGATGAAAAGATCCGACGACTTAATGCTGGCGTTACCGTCGCTGACGGAATTACACACGCTCTTGGAAATCTTATACCACGCAGTGGAGCGCAAGCGCAAGCTCGCCCTGCACCGACAAGCGGCACAAGCATGGTCGCAGTACCCTACACCGGAGTCCCTGGAACACAAGTTTCGGCTCCCGCAGCACAGGGTTACGTATTCGAGAACAAGCCTACTGCTGCTCGGATTTGTCGCATTAAACACAGAGAACTCATTGGCCTCCTAGAAACTACTGGGACAGGCGAATTTGAGATTGTCTACAACCAACCCCTAAACCCTGGAAATCCTTCCGCCTTTCCTTGGTTGTCTGGAATATCTTGTAACTGGGAACAGTTCCGGTTCAAGAAATTGGCGTTCTATTATGAACCCAGTGTGGGGACTAACTCGGACGGAAGCGTTTATACGGTTTTGGATTACAACGTCCAGGACGATGAGCCAGATGATGCAATCGAGCTTATGACTTACGAGGGAGCAAAGAAATCTCCCGTATGGTTGATGATGGATTATCCCGTAGAAGTCAAGCTCTTGAATCAATCTAAGGCGTACTACACTATCAAAGGTGTGAATAATCTTCCTCCACAATCAGATCCTAAATCCTACTACCCTGGTAGAATCTATGTTGCTACAGCTGGCACCGAGACCGGTACGGTCGGTGAACTTTATGTCGACTATGAAGTCGAATTAATTGCTCCTGAATTTCAACTACAACAGTTACAAGCAACTCTGGGTGCTGGAAATCCTGACGATTGGGATTTCACTCTACTTCCTATTCAAGGTGGCACTCCAAACAATATCGGAATGCTCATAACCAATCAAGAACAACAAGCTGCCGCTGTAGCTGCTGCCGCTTACTTGACCTTCTCCACTCCAGGCACATATCTGCTTATCTTTTATGGTGTGACGCAAGTCGCCAACGCAGA